GAGAAGCTGGCGCGCATCGGTGCGGAGTTCCTGCTGACCCCGGACAACACGATCCATCAGGCGTTCGATCTGGTGGCAAAGCGCTCGCCGTTGCCCTGGCTGCATATTGCCGAGACGGTGGCCGACGCGGCCGTGGCGCGCGGTTTCAGGAAACTGGCGCTGACCGGCACGCGCTGGCTGACCGACAGCGATGTCTATCCCGAGGCGCTGGGCAAACGCGGTCTCGACTGCGTAAAGCCCACCGTGGCGGAGCGCGACGAGATCATGCGCGTGATCATGGACGATCTGGTCTATGGCCGCTTCACCGAGGCCGGCGTCAAGGTGTTCCAGCGCATCATCGGGCGGCTGAAGCAGGAGGAAGGCTGTGACGCCGTCATCCTCGGCTGCACCGAAATCCCGCTCATCATCGATGACGGCAATTCGCCGCTGCCGACGCTCGATTCCACCCGGCTGCTCGCCCGCGCCGCGCTGAGGCGGGCGGTTGCGGGGTAGTTGATGTTTCTGCTCTTTCGTCATGGTCGGACTTGATCCGACCATCCAGCAAACGGAACCGCTGCTCTGGACCCTCGGGTCAAGCCCGAGGGTGACGAAGGAAAAATGGCGGCGCTAAAACTTTTGCATCCCGCTCACACGTTCTCATCCGCCTGGAAGGGCACGGTGATGAGGGTGAGGCGCCAGCCATGGCCGTCGGCGCCGGTCTCGGTGATGTCGGCGGCGGCGAAACTCACAGGGCCGATAGTGCTCATGAGGCTGCGTCCCTCGAAAAGCGCCGCCGCGCGGTCGGCCAGCCCGGCGGCCTCGGACGGACCGCTATTCGCCGGCACGAAGAGTTGCAGCAGCACCTGCCCGCGCCTTCTGAAGATGCGGCGCTCCGGCGCGCCCAGCGTCACCTGCCGGCCGGTCGAGCCGCTGACCGAGACGCGCAGCCAGGGGCCGCGCGCGGCGGCATTGTAGGTTAAATTGTCCCAGGCCAGCGGAGTCTCGGACCAGCTGGCAGCGGCATGCGCCTCGACCGCACGGCGGATCGCTTCCAGGCTCATCGCCGCACCTGCAGCCGGTACGCGATGGCGGTGTCGCCGGGCCGGATCGCGCCGACATGCACGATGGACCATTCCACCTCCTCCAGCAGCAGGACGGAGCCCGCCTCCGGCACCACCGGCAGCGCGCCGGCGGCCACCAGCACGATACGGTCGCCCCTGCGGACCATCGCATTGTCCAGCGGGCCGGGCGTTGCCTCCTGCACCACGCCGGTGACGGCATAATCGGTGGCGGCGGTCACGGTCGCCCCGGTCAGCGGGTCGAAGGACGGCACCAGCCGGCGATAGGTGAGGCTGGCGCCCTTCTCCGCGATCAGCCTGAGCGCGCTCTGCGCCATCCGGTCGTAGAAGCCCATGGGTCAACCCTCCTAGGCACGGTCGAGTGGCTCCGGCGGGCGGATGAGGCCGGCCAGCATCCGTTCGATGGCGGGGTGGCGGGGAAGCGGAGAGGCGCCGGGGGCATAGGCGATCTCCACCTCCCCCGCCTTCTCGCGCAGCGGCTGGCCGCCGGGCGCGATATCGGGGGCGAGCGGCCCGTCCAGCGCGCGCAGGGCCAGCTCGGCGCAGGCCCGGCGCACCACATCGGGCACCAGAGTCAGCAGCGCGCCTTCCTCGTCGCGGGCGTCACGGCGCGGCCAGGCCAGCGGCTGGGACGGGTGGTTGCGCTGGCCCTTCCAGCGGAAGCCGCTGTCGAGATGCTCGGTTGCAGCGAGGATGGCGGCGATGCGGGCCGCCTCATCCGCTTCCGCCCAGACCGGCCGGTCGCGCAGCGCGTGATGCGCGTTGGCGAAATCCAGATCGATATAGGCGTTGGCGGCGGGGTTGTCCCCGCCGCCCAGCTCGACGACCAAACTCATGGGCAAACTCATGGCTTACGCCAGCGGCCGGCGCAGCCGCACCGCGAGGTTGCCGTCCAGCACGGTGAGGCCGTACAGCACGTCGAGCGCGACATAATTGGTCGCCGTGTCGCCGTCGTACCACATACGCGCGCGAAGGCTGAGGCCGGTCACCGGGTCGGTGACGCTCTCGATCTGCGCGCCGCGCCCGTCGCCGGTGGCCGGCAGCGGGGCCAGCACCAGCGCCGCGAAATTGCGGTGGAACATCAGGTTGGCGCTGAAGCTGCCTGCCGCACTGCCGGTCCCGTCCTCGAAGCTGACGACGGCACCATTGCCGTAATCCGTCACGGCGGCGGGATGGATGGCAAGCGTGCCGGAGCCATCGGACAGCGTGGCATCCTCGGTCACCACATAGCGCTGGGCGTGGCCCTCGATGACGAAACTGTCGCCGGTCTTCACCGTGGCGCCGCTGGCGAAGCCGTCCACCGCGAGGCTGGCGGCGCCCTGCGATACCGCGCCGTCCAGCACGCCATCGGTGTCGCTGCCGGTGGCGATCAGCGTGCCGGCGGCGTGCGGGCGGACATTCTGGTTCACGAAAATCTCCGCCCCGAAGCGCGTCCCTAGGCTGCCGCGCAGCAGCGCATCCTGGTTCGCCGTGCCGCCGGTGACCAGCGCCGCGTGGAAGATGTCGAGGCCAAGGAAATCCTGCTCGATGGCGGGATCGACCATCAGATGCAGATTGCCGTCATCGACCGGCACCAGCAGCTCGCGCAGGCGGCGGCGCGGCGATGTCACCCAGCCGGCCCCGGCGCTGCCGGTCACATCCACCGCCCAGGGCACGAAGCGGTAGAGGCCGCACAGATCCTGGTCGATCGAATCGGCCAGCGCATAGGCGGCCGGGCGCAGATGATCGTCGATGATGCGCTCCGAGGCGTAGGCGAGGTCGCGGTCGGAGACGGCGAATTTCACCTCCTTGTGGCGGTCGAGGCGGATCGGCACCGTGCCGGCGTCGATATCCTGCGCCGTGCTGCCGCTGCCCGGCGCGTGGTCCTGCGCGGCGAAGCTGGACGGCACCGGCACATTCACCGTGTCGCCGATTCCGTAGCTGGCGCGCTCCGCCTCGTAACCGCGATAGACACGGCTGGCGAGGCCCAGCGCCTTTTCCAGCTGGATCAAGGCTTCCTGTGCGAAGAAGGTGGCGTTGTAGGCGCCAAGCGAATTGGCCATGGGCTTCTATCTCCTGTTGAGGGGCGATGTGGTTTGGGCAAAAGGCTGCCGCTTGCTCTTGCCGTCATTCCCGGGCTTGCGCCCATGGGCGTCTGGGGAATCCAGGGTTCAGCCTGCTCGACAGACGATCCAGCAAGCGGAAGCCTGGACCCCCGCAACACGTGCGGGGGTGACGGTCTGGAGAGGGGGAAGAGGACGAAAGGGCGGGCGAGCTACCCCAATATCGCCAGCGGCAGGCCGGTGCGGGATGCTGCCTCGCGGGCGGCGCGGTAGCGCGCCGGGTCGCGCGCCTGGTCGCGGGTCAGGGTGATGCCGCCGGACAGCGATGTTGCGACCACGCCGGCTGCCCCGCTGCCGGAGGAATCCGGCCACCAGCCGGGATGCTCCGTGCGCTGGGAATCCAGCCAGGCGGCAAGGTCGGCGGCCTCGCCGGTGGCAAGCTCGACCGGCTGGCCCTCGCCATCGACGGCGTGGCTCTCGGCGGCCAGCGCCAGCGCTTCGGCCACAGCGTCGGGCCGCAGGCCGGCGGTATGCGCGGCGGCGCGGAAGGCAGCATCCAGCGCCAGATAGGCGGCGCGACCCTGCGCCTCCGCCAGCGCGGCGCGGGTTTCGGCTAGTGCATTCTGCAGCGCCTCGGTATTCTCGAAGTCGGTTTCGGTCATGCGGGGATCTCCGGCTGTTCGGTTTCGATCAGGCGCTGTTCTTGCGCATAGCTGCGGCCGGGCGGCAGCACCTCGCCATCGCGCAGATTGTCAAACAGCGTGCGCCGGCTGATCGCACCCTTCTGCCAGCTTTCCACCAGCGCCAGGATGTCGGGGGCGGTGAGCCGAGCCTCGACGAAATCGCGGTTCAGCCGGACAGTCACAGACTCCGGCTCCAGCCCCTGCCACCAGGCGAGATGGCGCAGCGCCTGGGTCAGGCCGCGCCCGACCGTCTCGGCCAGGATCGACAGCGACGATGCCTCCGCCGCGCCGCGCAGCCGCACCGCCTCCGCCGTTTCGGCGGCGCGCTTCGGCGCTTCCAGCAGCCGGGCGCCGAGCTGCACCATGCGCGCCTCCTTGTCCAGCATCGCCTGGCGCAGTGCTTCCAGCCCGGCGCCGGTGAACTCCAGCATGCCGACGCTGCAGCCCTCCGGCAGGTGCCAGATCGTGCCGCTGCCGATGGATGTCGGGCGCTCGCGCGCCTCCAGCCTTCCGGCGATCCAGGGGGTGGGCTGGCCGGTCAGGAACAGCGACTGCTCGTAATCGGCGGAATTGCGGTAATGCGCCAGGTTCATGCCGGCAAGGTCGGCCAGCGGCGGCTTCTCCACGGCGGGTGACAGGCTGCGCGATCCCACGAAGCTGAAGGGAATGAAATCGAGCGGCGTCCCGGCGCGGGTCGGGCGGTGCTCCTGGGATATCTCGTAACTGCCGGTCTGGCGCGACTTGCGCCGCCACAGCCGCACGCGATACTGCCCGGTGGCGTCCAGCAGCAGCTCGCGGCAGCGTTCCATATCCTCGCGGAGCACCAGCCTTGTGAGGCGCTGGCGGCCCTGCAGCGGGGCCGTCTCCCAGTTCAGGATGGCTTCGGCGGGGTAGGCGGCGAGATAGGGCGCGCCCTCGGCATCGGCAGGGCGGTCCGCCAGCAGCCCGGCGCGGCCGATCAGCAGCGCCTCGCGCGTGACCGACTGGGCCAGACCCGCGAGCGGCCCGCCAGCGGCGGCGAGGCTGTCGAGCTGCCGCACCAGCGCGTCGGGCGCCTCGATCACCGGCGGGTGGCGGAAGATGGCGCCGGCCAGCCCGTTCAGCGTGCGCTCGGTGGCGCCAGACCAGACGGCGCGGGCGAGATAGGCGCGGTAGGCGCGCTCACTCTGCCCGCCGGGGCGCGGCAGATAC